TTTTCTTTTGTGTTTTTGTCATGATGTTGCTCCTTATGCCATGTAATAGAGTTCAGCGCCGATAGCCCGGATTGCCCTCGAGGGTCGGCCAATATAATGTGTGGAATTATGTGCTCCGGCTTGCCATAGCAGTTCACAACCATTGTGAAGAACATGAACCACGTTACTGCCCTCACGTTGGTTGATTATTATATTACGGCAATCACAACCAAGTATGCGGGCATGGTCCAAAGCCTTCTTGGCAACGTAAATTAAGTCGTCTGTTCGCGTCATGATGTCACCTCACTGGGGCAGAATAAAATGGGCTTACAATTAAATACTATCGTGGTGAAGATAGGCTGGCCTAATAAATTCCGGAAATATTTTCCGAAATAATTATTTTACGGTAGGCTGTACGGAGTTTGACGATTAGAGCGGTTGTCGAGTGATAACCGAAAACAAAGGTGGGGCTAGGTGGGCACGCCACCCACTAACGGTGTGTAGTTATTATGGTGGTGAGTTTTAGGTGGTTATTCTCCCGTTTCTCCCGTCATTCTCCCGTCATTCTCCCATGTCATTCTAGGCTAAAAACAGTGATTATATATAATGCACATTTGACGTAAGTAGTTAGTATGTAATACTCTTATAATATATATATGTTGTTTATAAGAATGATTATCCTTTATCATTCTCCCATTCTCCCGACCACCGTTCCCCCAGGTATTTTGTAAACCACCCGGTGGTGGGGTTCTCGTATTCATGTAAAGACACCCTTGGGAGAATGGGAGAATAAGGGAGAATGACAGTTAAGTTGTTACGGCCAAGGTATTTAGTGAATAGGGAGAATTAGGGAGAATGTCGGGCTAATGAAAACAGCCTTACGCACCACCCGTTAGCGTACCACCCATCGGAAACTATACTGATTATGCTGATTCTGCCTAATACGAGGGCATAGGGCGAAAATATCGACGCTCCCACGTCGCGTCTAACGAGCGCAGAAGGTATTGGCCGACCCAAAACACCTTGAGCTATGGCAATGCGTTAGAATGGCTACTGTGGTGGCTGATTGCCAAGGTGGACGTTTTTCCGGTGGACCTTCACGGCGGTCTCTTGTGGTGGTTGCCATGATATGGCACAATATGTAGTGGTGTTAGTTGGAGGTAGCTATTTAGTGGCAGTAAGATGTGGTTATGCACATTACCCCTTATTTGTAGGCTATGGCCTATGGGTATTACCTATAGGCCATAGAATAGGCGCAATATACGCTATATCGGGGGGATAAGTAGGCATTGTGGAGTCATGAGGGGGCCCCAACGTGTTAAGAAGTATTACCAGACCCCCCGGGTCGCTTGCCGATCTAGTATTGAGCTAGCCACCGTGTCCACTTACGCCAATTCCCCAGATCCCTCCTAGAGCCCCTCAGCCCGCGTCTCACAGCCTCAAAGCTCTACACAGGGCCCCCTGCTCTATCAGGCCGAACGCTCACAGCGAGCCGCGCAGCGTCGTCGTAAGTGAAAATACGCTATATGGAAATTACGAACTCCAGTGGGGGGTCCGCATATCGTAAGCACGCTGGACCTTTTAGCCCGAGCGAGGGAAAGTAAACGATACCCCCCAGGGCTTACTTATGGTACTCCCCACAAACCACCCGGCTCCAAAGGTGGTAGATTCGCCGTAAGTCGTTATTCGTATCCATGGCCGGCACCCTGTTTTCGACGATCTCGGGCCCGTCAAATCCGTAGCCGATATTCTCGCCGTCGGGCCTATTAAATACCTCTGTAACACTGGACGGCACCCCCAGGCCATAAACAAAACTGGCACGATATTTGCAATGGGTGATATGCACGCGAATGTAAAATAGCAAATACGCAAGCCGATGCGCTTTTGAATTGCCGTAAGTACTCGTTCCGGTCGCGCGTCCGGAACTGGAAAGTAATTTTCATCCCCTCTGGTCCATCAGTCAGAATTACGAAAATCCGTCACGGCCAGACTACACTGCTTCACACCCGTAATGCGTATAAGCAGTCTGGCGAGTCCGCCAATCTCTGGCAGGTGGCAAGCAGCCACCTGGAAGCACCCAGCCCTTTCGCTCGCCGGCCAGCCTCATACTGGACTACATGGCTAAGAAATCATCCAGCATTGAAGAGTTCACCATCCGCGCGAAGTCCATCCTTCTGCGCGAAGACCGTGGCGAGCAGCTACACGCCCAATGGCGAGACAAGATCGACGCCATCCGCTCCGAGGGCATGAATCAGAAGAAAGCCACGGTGCTGGCTTCCGAAGACTTCCTTTGTTTGACACGCTTACTGAAGGAGTACAGCTTTAATGACATCTATGTTAATCGCCCCGCTGACGCGCGAAGAAATGGAACGCTTCTGGGCAGTACAGTCGCCTTTATTAAGCCGGGCGCTGTTGTCTGCGAAGGCATCGAACAATCGCACCGTGCTAATCTCCGTTGGGCAATCGACCAAGCCGGCGCGTTTCTCCGCACGATGCAATCCCCCGGTAGCTGCCCCAATGACGCCGCCTGGTGGCTTTATCGACAAGCCATCGAAGAGCCTAAAGATTTCCTCGCTAAATACAACCAGATAGAGGGTAAGTGCGACGACGAGCAGGAAACCCTGCGTAAAGCTCGCCATAGTGGAGAGCGGAGTATAGCCGAAATCGACCGGATGTTAGACGCTTTGGAGAATGTAAATGAGCAAGAAGATGTTTAACGAGACTAACCCCGTCCCTAGATGTAAGACGTGCGGTCGTCCAATTCCATATGATGGCCACGTCTACGCGGCGCGGGGCGATAGACCTGAATTGCACTTCTGTAGCGGTAAATGTGTTGCCATCCATATCCGATCCCATGCCAAGCTGCATCCCTAGTATATCAACGGTACAGATCGTGTGGTAAATGAGAGATAACACTCCGTTTTATAAGCGTGTACCGAAGGAGATAGGAGCCAACCTTCGTTACCGGCAGAAGCTTACACAAGCCGTGATCGACGATCCCGGTTATGCGGACGTGCTATGGGACGCCTGTTCGAAAGACATCCTTTTCTATATTAACTCTTTCGTTTGGACTTACGATCCGCGCCGCGAACCGCACGCCAAGTTACCATTGATAACATACAAATTCCAAGACGAGGGTATTCTTGAAATCGTGCGCGCTATCGGGAATCACGATTTACTTATTGAGAAGAGCCGCGATATGGGAGCGTCGTGGATCTGTATTGTCGCGCCTGAGTGGTTCTGGCACTTCTCGCCGTTACAGTCTTTCTTATTCGTGTCTCGCACAGAGGATTATGTAGATAAGAACGATAACCCCAAGTCGTTGATGTGGAAGGTCGACTTCATGCATCGCAGTATGCCGCCTTGGATGTTACCGCCCGGTTATCATCCGGATAATAAGTCGTGCCGCACGAATCTACACATAAAGAACCCACATAACGGGAGTGTGATTGATGGGGAATCCACGACCGGGCGTGTCGCTCGCGGCGACCGACGAACGGCTATCCTTCTCGATGAGTTCGCCGCCGTGGAACAAGGGCGAGCCGTGCTCAGCTCCACTCGTGACGCTACTAACTGTAGGCTTTTTAATTCGACTCCCGAGGGAACTGGCAATGCTTATTACGAGATGTCGACCACCGATATTAAAAAACTGCGATTCCACTGGTCCGCCCACCCTCTCAAAAATAGAGGACTCTATACTACTGGAGCTAATGGAGAACTAGCGGTTGAGATTCCCGACGGATACCCGGCAGGTTATCGGCCTACATTAGACGGCAGGCTTCGCTCACCCTGGTACGACCGGGAGTGTAAGCGTACTGCGTCACCCAAGGAAATTGCGCAGGAACTCGACATCGACTATCTCGGTTCCGGTTGGCAATTTTTCTCGGCAGACTCGATTCAGCAGGCGATCACGCAGTTTACTAGACCACCGATAACCGTCGGCCACCTTGAATACGAGAGTATCACCGCCGATCCCATACGTTTTTGTGATGACGAAAAAGGCAACTTATCTCTCTGGTGTCTGCTGAATAAAGACAACGACATGCCCGCCGAGCATCGTATGGTGCTTGGCGCGGACATCGCCGCCGGTACGGGCGCGTCGAACTCCTGCTTGGCCGGTTGGGATATCGTCACTAAAGAGAAGGTTCTTGAGTACTCCAACCCCTATATCCGTCCGGAAGAGTTCGCGCGTCAGGCCGTGGCCTTGGCCCGCTGGATGGGGAACGCCTTTTTAATCTGGGAAAACAACGGCCCGGGCCGGCAGTTCGGATCTCGTGTAATCGAACTGAGTTACGGGCACGTCTATTACCGCAGGCGGGACGAGTCTATCTCCAAGAAAGTATCGGATATACCGGGCTGGGCGTCGACGAAGGAAACCAAGCTGGTTCTGATGGGCGACTATCGCTCGGCGATTGAGAAAAGCGCGTGCGTCAATCGCTCGAAGGCGGCTTTGGAAGAGTGCTTGGAATATATTCACGATCCGCAAGGCGGCGTCTCGCACGCTCGCGCTAACGACAGGGATGATCCGTCCGGCGCAAAGAGTAATCACGGCGATCGCGTTATAGCGGACGCTTTGGCATGGAAGGGGATTAGCGAATGGTCGACACGCAAGCCAGAGCAAGACTCGCCGGAGGTGCCGCACGGTTCTTTAGCGTGGCGTAGGCAGCGAAAAGAGGAAACTAGACGTAATACTATGGATGAATTAGGAATCGGTTGGCAATGAGCGCATTACTCAGCAAGAAAAAGTTCGAGCGATTACAGAAGTCCGTGGACTGGAGTATTCGCCAAATGGAGAAGCCACGCAAGGAGCGAGTTGATTCGGTCAAGCAACTTGTCGGTTCGCACTACGCTGAGGGCGGCACGGAAAAGCACGTCCCCGTGAATTTCGAAAAGCTGGCGGTGGATATCTACGTTCGTCAGCTTGCGCCGTGCGCGCCGCGCGCGATGATATCCACTAACGTACCGGAGTTGCGACCGATAGCCGCGAATGAAGAGCTTGCGGTGAACCAGATCCCGGATGAGATTAGTCTAGATAAGACGCTGAAAATGTTTGTCACCGAGGCGCTATTTTCATTGGGCGTCGTCAAGGTTGGGCTCTGTACCCGCAAGCAAGTGTTGGGCTGCGACTATGGCGAGTCTTTCGTCGATGTCGTCACTATGGATGATTATTTTTTCGATGCTTCGGCGAAGCGACAGTCGGCCATGCAGTATGAAGGCAACGATTATTGGATGCCTTTCGAGGATATCGAAAGTGCATCCTGGGTTCCGGACAAGTATAAGAAGGACTTGAAGCCGGACGATTACACGCTATTCGGTCCCAACGGCGAGGACCGCGCCGAGGAGATCACGACCACTGAGACACCGGATCTGTACAAGGAAAAAATCTGGCTGCGCGACGTATGGCTGCCGGCTGAAAATCTACTGGTAACTTACGCCGTTATAAGCAAGAAGTTGCTGAGTGTCGTTAAGTGGGATGGGCCGAAGGATGGGCCGTATATTAAGCTCGGCTTCTCACACGTGCCGGGCAATATACTTCCGCTGGCTCCGGTCTCGGTCTGGAAAGACCTACACAAGCTGGCGAATACGATCTTCCGTAAACTTGGACGGCAGGCTGAAGCGCAGAAGAATGTCGCCGGCTTCAGCGGCGGAAACGAAGATAGCGTCAGGAATCTGCGAGACGCAAAAGATGGCGACGGCATCGCTTACACCGGCCCGCCGCCCATTGATATTTCCGTTGGCGGCATAGATCAGAATAACCTTGCATTCTTTCTTCAGTGCCGCGATCTCTATTCGTACTTCGCCGGTAACCTTGACTCTCTCGGCGGGTTGTCTCCGATGTCCGACACGGTCGGACAAGATAAGTTACTGAGCGAATCAGCCGGAGCCATGCTCCGTGAGATGGCCGATGAGACCGTTAGGGCCATCGGGAAGATCTTCAAAGCCCTGGCCTACTACGAGTGGAGCGATCCCATCAAGCGGCGGATCTTGGAAAAGTCCATCCCGGGGACGGAAATCAAGCTTCCCATCCCCTGGGGAAAAAAGCAGCGGAAGGGAAAATTCGAGGACTTTCGGCTCGATATCGACGTGTATTCGCTCCAAGACAATTCGCCAAGTATTAAGCTCCAGAAGCTTGGCATGGTAATACAGAACTACGTCTTGCCGCTGGCACCGATGATTCAGCAGCAGGGTGGAAGTATCGACGCACAGGTTATTTTGCGGCTCGTGGCAAAATATGCGAACCTTCCCGAATTGGCCGAAATCGTGCAGTTTACGCAGGGCGATATGGAATCGCAGGAGCAACAACCGCCGGGAATGCCGCAAAACACGACGCGAACGTATGAGCGCGTTAATCGCCCCGGTGCGTCGATCAGCGGAAAAAGTCAGATCCTACAGCAAGCCGCCCTGGGTGGACAGCCGCAGAAGTCGGAGATTGCCGCATTGACGCGACCAACGGGCTAGGTCGGGGATAGAATGAAGCGTAGAACGAGTATCACTTAGGAAACTATGATATGCCAACTTATTGTTACGAAGATCAAGACGGCCAAGTTATTGAACGTTGGTTTCGCATGGGTGAAGCCCCGCAGGAAATTAAGCTTGACGGCGGCGCGGTAGCCAATCGAAGTTACCGTGCCGAACGGCCGAACGTTCCATGTGAGAAAGGATGGCCGCTGGAGTGTATAGCGTCCGGCGTACATCCCGACCAGGCGCAAGAACTCCGCGATCACCTTCGCGGCCGTGGCGTACCGACGGAAGTTTCCCGTGACGGTAATCCTATTTATCGTAATGCCCAGCATCGTAAAAGAGCCTTGAAGGCGCGTGGCCTTTATGATCGTAATTCATTCTGTTAATCGAGAGAGAAAAAAATGTCAGTAGACGAAAAATTTGATGCTGAAATTGATGCCGCTATCAAAGAGAGCTTGACCGATGACACAAATCAACAAGCAAAATCAACCGATCCTGGACAGTCCGATACATCTGGAAAAGAACGGGATACGGGCGATTCGAAACTGGAAACTAAGGACGATTCTCTGGAGACTAGCGGAGATGAGACTGAGGGCGAAGCTACGCCGGCAGACGAGACAAAGGAAAGCACTCAACAAAAAGCGGAGCCGGTCGCAATAAGCGATGCCGAAGTTGCCCGGGCAATTCGGGCCGGCTTTACCATGGAAGACATTCGCACGTTTCCGTCGGAAGACTCGCTTAGCCGCGTCGTCACGGAAGTGCTGGCCGTGAAAAACGCCGTCAAACAGGATACACAAAAGGAAACGCAGAAAGAGGAAACGAAGCCCGTCGACCCCTTTGTCGACTTCCCGACGCTAGACCCGGAGGCATACGAGCCTGAAGTTATTAAAGCGTTTGAGACGCTTAAGAATATCGTGAAGGGGCAGAGCGAAGCGATTGAGCAGTTCAAGACACAACAGCAGGAAACACGTCAAGTCAGTGAAGCAGCCGCCGCGAAGGAGGCCGAGCAATGGTTTGACAAACAGGTGGAAGGTCTCGGCCAAGACTTCACCGATGCCCTGGGGACCGGCGGGTATAGCTCGCTGGCCACGGGAAGTGTACAACTGGCAAAGCGTGATGCAATCGCTAGCCAAGTTGCCGTTATGTTGGCCGGTTATCGGCAGACCGGTCAGACTACGCCGCCGCGTGAAGAGGTATTCGACGCGGCGGCAAGACTCGTCCTTCGTGATGAGTATCAGCGAATAAGCGAACAAAATTTAACAAAAGACCTGACAAAGCGGTCGAAGCAGCATATACAACGCGCCGGCAGTCAGTCAGCCAAAACCAAGTTATCGCCTGATGAAGAAATCGCGGCGGAGATTAACGAAAAGTTTTACTCCTAAGCTTTTACCTCTACCTCACGGCGGTCTGAAAGGACAGTAAAAAATGGGAATTCCCGCCAGTAGTATTGATGACCTTGTGCTCGAAACACAAGAAAAGATGATTAAGAGAGGCTCATTCCTGGACTTGCAGTGCGACCTCACGGACCACGTTGCCGTGCGCGAAATGTGGGAAGGCAAGAAGAAAAAGTTTGATGGCGGTGTCGATTGGCGATGGGACGCGCAAATCGACCACAACCATAGCGCTCGCACGGTCGGGCTCTATGAAAGCGACGGATCGAGCGTCGGCGACACGATGATTAAGGGAACCGTTTCCCCGCGTCACGTCAATGCTCACTACATCTATGACAAGCGCGAGCCTGACTTCCAACGTGGCGGCACTGCGGTCGTCGACTTCATTAAAACTAAGTACGTCGGTATGCAGGTGTCGTTTTTCGAGCTACTCGAAGAAATCTTGTGGGGTAAGCCCGCCGATAACACCGACGAGAAAACGCCTTACGGCATTACTTACTGGGTCGTGAAAAATTCCTCCGAAGGCTTTAACGGTGGTGCCCCCGCCGGGTTCGCCGCCGGTGCCGGTAATATCCTTCATGCCCGCTGGCAGAACTACACGGCGCAGTACGCCACGGTTTCTAAAGAGGATCTCGTTCGTAAAATGCGGCGCGCTGCTCGACAGGTCAAGTTCCGCTCGCCGGTTTCGCACGCGGTCCCCGATCTCGGAAAAATGAAGAATGGAATCTATACCAACGATGCAGTCATCGGCTTAATGGAAGAAGTCCTGGAAGCGGGTAACATGTCGCTCGGCAATGACCTTGCCTCTAAGGATGGCCGCACACTGTTTAAGGGGTCGCCGGTTCAATACGCGCCTTTCCTTAATAATGACCCCACTAACCCGGTCTACATGCTCGATTGGCGATGGTTGGTTATTGGCGTGATGGCTGGATGGGAGAATGAGTTGACCAAGCCTTACATGGTCGCGGGCAAGCATAACGTCAGTCGTGTTGACCGTGACGCGACATTGCAAATGGTTTGCACAAACCGCCGTCAGCAGGCAGTTCTTAGCCTTGCTGAGTAAATAACAAACGACTAGACCCGTTGCGGCGGGTCTAGTTTCCTTTGATGTGAACACTTAAAAGAAAGAAATAAAATGAACAACAGTCTTAACGGATACGAAAAGCAAAACCCCACCATCCCTTCCTGGGTTTGGTTCGAGGGTACAACCGCTCTCGCGGAGGGGCAAGGCGTGTGCTTTAATAATGACTGCGGCACGGCGACCGTATCCGATGGCCGGCGGTTCAATCGCGTGGAGTTGCCGTCAGTGACTAACGCCAGATACTTCGCCGGGGTTGCCGCGCGGGATTACTCCGCCAAAGCAACTGGTCAGTTTATCGAGATTTATTGCCCCGGCAGCGTATGTAACGTCCTCTCCAAGGCTAATTGCGTGCTTGGCGGCGGCATCCTCACCTGTCAGGCCGGCGGGACCGAAGCCGGATATTTTTCCCGCGCCGGTTTCCAGGGCGAAGGCTCGGCGGTGCCGATACAGACGATGGACCGATCCACTACCGCCGGCAAAGTGCAGGCTAAACTGCAAGTCGGCGAGCCGTCGGGGTTAATTGAAGTCGTGACGCCCTTAGCCGCTGGCGGTGCGACAGCCTTAATGGTGGGCGGCGTCACCTACTTAGCCGGCACTGTTACTCTTGCCGCCGACGCCACTAACACGCTCGCGGACGGGACGATCAGCGGACTTCGCAAGAAGATCTTCTGTGAAGGTACATACACCACTAACGGTGTTAATGTTACGGTCACGCATGGCGAGCAGCGGGTTAGGTCCGTTGACGGTGCAATTGTGGCCTTGGCCTCAGTCGAGTTCGACGCCGCTGATGAAGTGGCTCTTCTCGAATGGCGAGACGGAGTCTGGTATGAGCTTTACTCCGCCGGCGCTACACTTGCGTAATTCGCCTTCTCAATAGTCGCTGCGACTGGCCGTAGTGCGGCGCTCTCTCCCGTACTGCGGCCTTTTTATCGAGGTATAAATGGCTGAATCTTCTCTATCTATTGGGTTGTCGGAACTTCAAGGCGAAGTTGGCGGATACCTCGGCTGTGGCCGTGATTCCACATCGTGGTCAACCGATCAGGCGTCGTTGATTGATAGTATTATTCAGTCCGGTATACGTCGTGTGTATTACCCGCCAGCCCTGGACGGCAAGGAACGCGGTCACGAGTGGTCTTTTTTGCGTCCTACTACTACATTGACGTTAGTTGCCGGCACGGACGATTACGATCTACCGGATGACCTCGGGCGATTAGTCGGCGACTTGCATTATGCTCCAGACAAATACCGCAGTTCGGTTAAAGAGGTAGCAGTAGGAGATTTACTCGACATGAGATCGAGCGGCAGTGCGGCTGGTACGCCGCGATATGCGGCGACTCGTTATAAGTCAGTGGATGGCGCGGCCGGCCAACGGCAGGAGATTTTGTTATATCCATCACCCGACAAAGCTTACACGCTCTCGTATGAATACGAGGCGTATAATGGTAAGCTGACGCCCGCTGCGCCGTATCCGTTGGGTGGAATGCAGTACGCGGAACTTTATACGGCTAGCTGTCTGGCCGTTGCCGAGCGTCGCGTCAACGACGAGGTGGGGGCGCATAACGATGACTACCTACGCCTATTAGCTGATGTTATTTCTCGTGACCGCAAGCACGGCGCGAAGAACTTCGGGCAAATGGGCGACCATACGGACGGTGCCGCCGTGCGACGGCACCAAAGTTCGGATTACCCAATTACCTACCATGGAATAACCTACTAGGAGATACAAATGATTACTCGTATTTGCTCACTTTTACGTATGACACCTTCAAATGTCGAGGAAGTCGGTCTATTGCTCGCTCACGGAAAAACGGTTCCGACCGATGGGGCGGCCGGATATCAAACAGGCTGTTTGTTTCAGAAAACCGACGGCGGCGACGGAACGGCGCTGTATGTCAACGAAGGGACGGCTGCAAGCTGCGACTTTAACGCCGTTACCGTAGTTTAGTCATTAAGGCGGACAGATGGCTAAAAAGCGGCAAATTAGTGTTGCATTCCCGCTGGGCGGGCTAAATCGGCGGGGTGCGTACAAGCAGCAGCGAACAGTCAGCCCATTGACCGGAAAAGCGGTATTGCAAAATACTTTCACCACGCCCGACTGTCTAAATGTTCGTCCATCCGACCCTATCGAGGGCCGCGAACGCGGCGGCAGCCGGCCCGGTTTAATTGCTTCATACCTGGAAGATTTAGGCGGCCCGGTGCGTATGCTTTTCCCCATGACTATCGCGCCGGGCGACGGCTTTACAGCCTGGTCCGACACGTTCAGCGGGTCGTCCATGGCCGCCGCTTGGACGCAGGCGTCTTGGGCGTCTAATATGCCGTCCATTTTGCCGTCCGCCCTGGCGAGCGTGGACACAAGCGTCAGTAATGCCGCCGCCGTGCGTGATACACTAACGATTGATGTGGCGGAAGCTTATATAGTCGAACTTTTTATTACGCCCTGGAGCGGTGCTCACCACGGTGTTTACCGGCTCTACTTGCGGATGGATGACACGACGCCAGCCTACGCGACGGATGGCGTGGAAATCGAACTTTTTAGCACCGGGACAGCCGGAAGCTATAGCGGAACGTTGAAGTCGTACACCGGCGGCGTGGAATCAGTGTACTCGCTATCTTCCGGCAGTCTTGGGTCCGCTCAGCCCGGCTGGTTGGCCGCACAAGTTACCGGCAACGAAATTAAAGTCTACTGGTGCGGTGTGCTGTTGCTGACGCAAACGGTTTCCGCCCACACCGGTAAGCGAGCGGGCTTCGGCATGGAATGCACTGAAGACGGCGGCGTGTGTTTGGCGAATGTTTTTCGAGTGCAATATTATTCGACCGAGTCGGTTGACGCCCTGCGGACGCTGCTGATTGCGTCGGCGGACGGCAATATCTGGAAAGAAACGCTTTATGGTCGCATGTCGCAAATATCGACCAGCTTGACGCTACGTGATGGCGCGCCGCTGGCTTCCGCTCAGAGCGGCCAGAAGCTTTACATAGCCGATTACGGCGACGTTCGCACAATAGGTACAGACGGCTCTGTCGGCGGTACCGTATTAGACGCTACCGGTGTTACCGACTGGACGGCCCTGGGGATTAGCGTATATGACGACGTTGTCGTAATATCAAATCCACTCGGGACCGCCGTTGCCGGAACGTATAAAATCTCGTCGGTGGCGGCGGGAAGTGTAACGCTCGCGTCTGATGCCGGTATTGGCGGATGTGCGTATCGAATAGAGCGGTCGCCCAAGGTATTCGACCCGTTGACGGACACTGTTTCAATATTGACGGCTACAGCCGGCCAAGTGCCTGCCGGTTGCCCGTTAATCTGCCGCTACCTGGACCGGATCGTTTTGGCCGGTGCCGAGGTTGCGCCGCATGTATGGTATATGTCGCGGCAAGGCGCGGAAACAGACTGGGACTATTCGCAGGCAGACAGCCAGCGGGCGGTTGCAGGCACTTCGAGTGAAGCCGGCGTACCCGGCTCGGCAATCACGGCATTAGTCCCACACAGTGACGATTATCTCGTGATGGGCTGCCGGCACTCGCTCTGGCGGCTGCGCGGCGACCCGGCTTATGGCGGCAGTCTCGATGTGCTGAGTCACACGATTGGTATTATAGGCAGGCAAGCATGGTGCCTGGGGCCGTCCGGCGAGCTCATTTTTCTATCCTTGGACGGCATCTATGCGTTGGCGGCCGGCGGTGATACGTCGCCGGTGTCCCTGTCGAGGGAAGTGCTACCACAAGAATTTCTTAATCTCAATCCCGACAGCACGACTATCTCGCTTGAATATGACGTTATCGGTCGCGGTGTGCATATCTTTTTGTCGCCGGAATCGTCGAACGCACGCCTGCATTGGTGGTTTGATTTCGGCGCTAAAACGTTTTGGCCCATTACGCTTAAGTCGGGGCATGAGCCGATGGCGACCTGCCCGCTGCAATCGACGGCCATAGAAGATAGCGGCGTGATATTAGGTGGCCGTGACGGTAAGTTGCGGCGTTTTAGCGAGTTAGCCGAAACCGATTGCGGTACAGCGTTTGCATCATACGTAATGATGGGGCCGATTGCCCTAGCAAAAGATTCCAAGACCGGAACCATTATGTCGGTTGACGCTGTCATGGCTGGGGACAGCGGCCCGGTGGCCTGGGGCGTTCGATCTGCCCCAACATTCGAAGGGGCGGTAACCGCAACGGCAATTAGCACCGGTACATGGGTTGCCGGCCTTAATGCTACCGTGCATCCAGCCGGACGTGGGCAGGCATTCGCATTAAAGCTTACCGGTGCCGCTGGGCGAAAGTGGGCCATGGAACAGGTCACGGCATTAACTCGTGAGAGCGGGAGACGCAGAATTTTATGAAAAAGTTGACGCCACATATAGATAGCCCCACGGAAGTGCGCCGCGCATTCCAGCGGCTTGGGGAGTCAGCGGACAGGAGCGAGACTTTGATTACCCAAGCCGAGGCTAGTATTGCAACAGCGCAGGGTGACATTACTACCTTGCAAGGGATAGTCGGCATACTTGAGGATCAGTCGAATGACATGTACGAGTCCGCAGCCGGCGAGGGGTTAAGTAACGGCCAACCGGTATACCGTGTAAGTGGTCAGAACAAGATCGGGCGTGCGGTGGCGGATAACGTCGCCAGGCGTAGGGTGTGCGGCATCGCCGACGGTAACGCAAGTATTAACGGGGCTATTTCGTATATAGCCAGCGGCCGCAAGACGCTTGCCGACTGGACGGATATTACCGGCGCGAATAATCTGACGCCGTCAGTAAAATACTTCCTAAAGACTTCAACGCCGGTAAATGATTCCATTAGTGAATTTGGCAGTCTAGCCGGTACGTATAAATGGAACGGCGCGGCCGAAGTGGACGGCATTATCTACTGCGCTCAGAGTAGCAGTATGTCTATATTGAGAATCGACACGTCGGACGACTCCACCACAACTCTTGGCGCTCTATCTGGATCGGGGCAATACTTTGGATGTGTGGCGGCCCCGAACGGGTGCGTTTATTGCATTCCGCATAACGCTACAACGGTCCTGAAAATCGACACATCCGACGATTCGATAACTACGTTTGGCGACTTATCAGCCGGATCCGTGCAATGGGCAGGCGGCGTTCTAGTCGGTAATATTATTTACGGCATCCCATACAGCTCTCCTACAGTTTTGAAAATTGACACATCCGACGATTCAGTTACTACGTTCGGTAGCTTGCCGGGTGTTAGTAAATGGGCTGGCGGCGTCTTAGTGGGAAATATCATCTATGGCATTTCATACGGGGCAACAAGCTTCCTAAAAATCGACACGTCGAATAATTCCATAACTACAGTCGGCGATATAACGGGAAACGGTTGCAACGGTGGCGTACTAGCTAGTAATGGGTGCATATACTGCGCGCCAAGGTTAAGGACAGCAATAACTAAGCTTGATACGGCCACGGATACGGTATCGACGTTTGGTGCGATCTCCAATTCTCATGAATGGTACGGCGGCGCTCTTGCGGATAACGGAAAAGTTTATTTCATGCCTTTTAACGCGCCCGGTGTACTCGTTGTAGATCCTGGCGACGATTCCGTAGCGAATTTAGGGGCAGTGTCGGGAATAAATCTATGGCGCGGCGGCGTTCGGGCCGCGAACGGGAAGATTTATGGCGCGCCATGTAGTTCCACGACTGTGTTAAAAATCAATGCACTACAAGCCGTGGGCGGGTTGACGACTACCCCGCCCTCCGGTGATGGCGATTCCGTTGTTGAAGTGGGCTATGCCGTAGACGCGACGACATTACATATTGATATCAAGAATCCGATTTTGTTGTAGATAGAAAATGGCCGATAAGAAACCTCTTGTCCTTGATTCGTTTGGCGACATCGAACAGCTTCAGAGCGCCGATGTGCTAATCGGCTGGGCTCCGAGCAGCCCCGTAAGTGGCGACTTTTTGCAGTATAACGGAACGGCCCCGGCTTGGGCGGCGGTCCGCCAAGTGACCGTAGGCGGTGCGGCTGGACAGATCCTAATGACCGACGGCACGGGCTACGCCTGGGTAAGTCTACCCGCCAGCTTTCCCGATCAGACAGCGCACGCCGGGCAGTTCCTTACGACCGACGGCGCTACGCCCGCCTGGGCCGAAATCCGCACGGTCCCGGTCATGGGGGATAACGGGCAGATTCTGACCACGGATGGTAGTAGCTACTCCTGGGCGGACGCCCCGATAAGCCTTCCGCCGCAGGCATCGCACGCCGGTGAGTTTCTTACAACTGACGGGACGGATGCTTCATGGATTACTATTCGGCAAGTCACTTCCGGTGGCATAAGCGGGCAAGTCCTTACTACCGACGGGGCCAGCTATGCTTGGGCTGACGGTATTCCTGGCCCCCAGGGCGAACAGGGCCCGCAAGGCATTCAGGGCATACAAGGCCTACAGGGCGAAACTGGCGAGACAGGCCCGCAAGGCATCCAAGGTTCGACCGGCCCGCAAGGCATTCAGGGCATACAAGGAATCCAGGGCGTACCAGGAGAGACGTTCCCAGACCAAACTAGCCACGGCGGTGAACTTTTAACCACGAATGGCGCTGATGTTTCTTGGACTGCTATTCGGCAAGTAACCACCGGCGGAACGGACGGACAGGTTCTAGCTACCGACGGTAGTGGATACGCTTGGGTAGATGCGGTGCCGTCCGGCTCTCCCGGCGAGTATGAGGTGCTGACGTGGGTCGGGGATGAATGGCAATGGATTAAGACGGCAAAAATTGTAACGGATGCGACCACCCTTTACGTCTCTACAGCGGGGAATGATCTGACCGGCGACGGGTCCAGCGGCAGCCCGTTGGCATCAATAGATGCAGCATTAGCAGAAGTTAATAAGTGGATTCTGATGGCTAATGTGACTATTATTGTCTTGCGCGGCTCTTATTCGCAGGCTAGCCCCTTAACCTTAAGCCACTCTAACGGGGATAAAGTCCGGATAATCGGCAGTAGCGATACCGATACACTAACACTGAGTTCCAGTACCGGATCTGCTGGAGATTGGTCATTAACCTTTACGACGGCTAATACAAGCAAATATACATTAAATGACATGGTGCTCGTGCATACAGCTTCAGATGGCGTGAATCCATCATACGTGTTGGGTGCGCTGAAAGTTACGAGCATTGTCGATGGCGTTAGCGTTACCCTCCACTCGCCTAGTACGGTGGCTACCATGGCATCGGGCGCGGTTTCCGCATCCGTCTTCATACCTCAAGTAAAGTGGTGCCGAAAGATCGTGTCGACCACGCCAGTCGGCCTATTACAAGGTATACAAGTCCATTTTAACGCCACATATACCTTCGGCGATTATTTATGGGACGTTCAGGCCGTACTGGCCGGTATTACGACGACCGTAGGATGTATTTGGTATAACACAAATGCAGGCGGTCAGTACGGTATGTTGCGGGGAAGGGCGGGTTCCTTGTGTAATTTCACCTACTGCGGATTTCGGAATGTCTTTTGTAGCTGGTTCAACGAGGGGACGTCCGATTATGTGTTATCTGGCGCAATTGACTGTAATTATGGTGTCCGTAATTACGGCGGAGGCTTCACAAACTGTGCCAGTATACATTTCGTGGACTGTTCCTATGGCGTGTATATTGAGAGGATGTCGTACTGCGGGTTCGGCGGTACGTTAGTATGGCTAAATTGCACCACGGATTGTAGTCCGTCTCGGGCTACAGGCGAAGGTAATTACAACTCTTACATGGCATGACAAAATGCAGATGATAATAAAAGACGGAATCATCGTGGCCACTCACGAGGATAGCCAAGTTGTAGCAGGAAAATACCCTGGCTGCGAATGTATAAGCTGGAATAAGCCTTTGCCTGTCCGCGAGATATGCGACCCTCCGCTGCAAGATCCCCGCACAAAAGAAGATAAGGCGGCGGCTTACCGAGACAAGCGGAGGGTCGCATATCCGTCGGTTCAAGATCAACTTGATATGCTTTATCACGACACGGTAAATAATACGTATACCTGGATGGCGGCGATCAAAGCGGTGAAGCAGCAGTACCCTAAGCTGGAGGCAAAATAATGGCTGGCGTTTACGTCGCACTGCCACCTGTTACCCCGGACACGCCGGATAAGCCGCCCGGCTGGGGCGACTGGCCTTATCCTGGGGCATATCCGCCCGGATACACGCCAGATTATTCTATTGCTCTAGTCACTTCATCCAGCGTGATAGTGGGTGGCAATATGGCCCTGGTTGCCACGTTGCGAGATCACGCCACTTACGAGACTAACGAGCCTAAGAGTGGAAGCGTCATCAGTTGGACGGCTGCCGTCGACGGCGAGGCCGTCCAACTGATGGTAGGCGAGGGTGATTACGCGGCATACCTCAGTTCCGTATACACGGAAATTGGCGATTTCTGGGGCGCTCAGCCGACCGTCACGCCGCAGCTTACCGAGAGTCACGTCGATAAGACGCTGGTGGTTACGGCGACCACGGTTATCGACGGCGAGACTATAATAGAGACGGCGGAAGTAGAAATTACGTCCACCCCGGTTGATCCGTATGAATACACGGTTAGGGTAGCGATCTCCTGGACGGGCGGCACATACTTATCAGAGCCTCTAGCGGGAATCTATCACTATGGCACACAAATGGCTTGGGTGGGTTGGGTCCTTACGGACACCGAGCCATTCGGCGTGTACGAGGAAAGTGAATGGGGGTATGGCGGTTATCTTAATCCACTATACGATGGGTATGGGGCGATTACGACCGGGAATCCAGCGACTATCGAGCTAACTGCTTTCAGCGGAAAAGAAGGGACTTACACGGTCTATCTAGACGACGATAAATTATACGACGGGTGCGAGGTGACGGCCACTTGTAACATACTACTTAATGGTGTCACAGTAGCAACATATAACGCGACTCGAACTTTTTCATCCGGCGCAGTTAACAACGAATGGCTTATTTTCGAATTTAGTAGTTCCCCTGGCGTAGAGTTTACGTTGCTTAACGATTACAGTTAGCCCTAATACTTTATCTTTATAAGGAGAAGAAATGATTTATCAAGGCGATACACAACTTGGCGCGAATTTTGGCGCTTTTGGCCAGAAGCTAAAGGGCTCGTCTATTACTACGCCCATCTATGCAAGCCCGACAAGCGATGTGTTAAGCGGCATGGAATCGTTGGTAAACAATTACAATCAGGCGTATGGCGAGGCCAAGTCGGCGAATGAGGCCCGCTATCAGCAGATGTTGAATATCGCCAACCAGACGACCAATCAACAAGCGGCGGATATTACCAGCAGCTACGGCCAGCAGTCGTCTAACGCGATGCAGCAGCTTGCTAGGCTGGGCATGGGCAATACGACCGTAGCGCCCACAATGCAAATGGGGTTCGAACGGGAGAAGCAGGCCGCGTTAAGCCGCAACGCCGACCAAATGCAGCAAACGAAGCTCGGAATTATGGAACGCCGCAAGGACGCCTATCCGGATCTTTCGGCGTTACAGTCCACTATCGCCGGCGTAGGCTCGCAATATGGGGGCGGCACGGGGCTATCGGCCATGCTGCAAGCTCTCGGCAACGTTAATTACTAGGGAGAGGGATGATGGGAATTGAAGTACAACACGGCGGCGTGGGCGGCACGACTGCCGGGCAGATAATTGCACAAGCCGGGCAAGCCAATCTTGAACGGCAGCATCAAGATATTCAGCTTTCGCAAAAGCTGAAGCAGCAGCGCGATATGCAGATGACGCAGATCGAAGCGCAGTCGGATCTACAAAAGCAAGCGGCTGATGACGCCATGGCTCGCACGGCTCTGAAGCATGGCCTGGATGGCCAGATCCGCGAACAGGAATTCGATAACACCCTTACTAAGATGCAGGAGCAGGCCCGCATCCAGGCTAATCAGTGGGAGTACCAATGGACCGGCAAACAGCGGCAAGAAATTGCCAAGTATAATAACTCCCGGCAGATGATTAAGGATAGCGATAACTGGTCGCCGGAAGAAAAGACCTCCGCCCTGCGGGCTATCGACTTGAAGCAGGCGAATATCAAGCCGTCCATGATGCCGCGAGATCCGTCGAAGCCGCAGTATCCCGAGGGTCGTGGAATCGGCGATGCTTGGACCGATGACAGCGGCACTACACTCGCACGTACAAAGGACGGTGATCTAAAGCTAATGGTGCGGCCCGATCAAACGCGGGAGTATCACGCCGAGAAGCTGAAGGCCGAACGCGAGAACAAAATGCTTGAACTTAAAATGAAGCTGGCTACCGAGTCCGTAGATGAAGTAGGCGCGGATGGTGCCGTTACCGGTTCTCGACATCGGACACCGGAAGAGATTAACGCCCTTGTTGGTGCTATTACCGGGCAGCAAGCACCACAACAACAGCAGCCCCAACAACGAGAGCCAAAAGAGTGGTGGGAAAAGGCCGGCCAATTAGGCGTGAAAGTTAAGGACTCAGACAAGCGGCTTCCGCCCATGGTGGGTGCCGCGCAGGCTTACTTCCGAGAATACACCAATAAGTACGGCAGCCGTGAGCAGATGCCTAAAGACAAGCTTGCCGCATACGACGAAGTAGTTCAGATTCTAATGCAATATGCCCAGAGTAAATAATGCCCGAACTTGATCCGCAGGTTATGAGTGCGCTCGGCTTGGCGTCGAGCGGAAAACAAGCAGACAAACCAGCCCTGGATACCGAAATCTCGGATGCCCTTGGACGGGCTGGGGAGTCGCAAAAGGCGCGGCAGAATTATCTACGCGACAAGTACGCCTACGGTCTGGCAGCGACACTGAAGGGAGAGCGGTCGACGTATTCAGGGAAGGTCATGGAAGAGGTTACCGATCCAGCAGAGCGGCAGTGGCTCGTTAATGAGGTAGCACAGATAGCCGCTAAGAAAGATTGGGCGGAACGCAAAAGCTTTCAGAAGTCCGGCTACCTGAAGCAGCGGCAGAAAATCGCCGAGAAGGTCGGCGGGGCCTTCGCTGACGCGAGCACGTCGGCGGTTGAGGCGTTTGGCGATCTGAAAGATTGGACCATGGGCAAGGGCCGGTCGCCCGAGGATATCAAGTTCCTTCGCGCCCTGGAATCCGCCAAGATGTCGGAGAATGCGTCAGTAGGATCGCAAGACCCGCTCACACTGAAGGCTATTACCGGAGCGGCTGGCATGGCTCCGGATATGGCTGCCGGATTGCTTTCGGCTTCAGCCGGTGGCCCTGCCGGCATGGCGACCTATTGGACGGCGCGCGGTATAAACGAACGGCGAGAAGATTTCCGCGAAATGGGGCTCGGTTCTACGGCTTCGGCGGCTGCGGGTTTGGGCACGGCTGGAGCAGAGGCGGCGATTGAGCTTATTAACATCGACCCCACTGGTATGACTAAGCCAGCAGCGGCACCGGTAAAGGGTTTTATGCGGCAAGGGCTAAAAAGAGTGGCCAGTAAAGTTGCCGGCGAGGGAGTACAGCGTCTCATCAAAAACCCGGTTACCAAGCGTGTAATCGGTGCCGGTGCCGGGTTTGTCAAGCGGGCCGCGTTGGAGACACTCGAAGAGGGTTTGCAAGGCTCGACCGCCGAGGCAGCTAAGTATCTGGCTTCCAAAATGAGCGACAAAGCTGAGGACCGCGATCCGATTGACATCTTGCGGGAAGGTTATCAGCAGGCCAAGGCTGCTGCGCCGGGGATTGCCGTAATCGGCGCGCCCGGCGGCATGGTGCAGGCCGCAAATGCCGTGGGGCGTTATAAGAAGTTCGTCGATGGCTCAAAACGAGCTATGACATGGACGGCCATCGAACAGGCTGCCGCTGAGGACAGGACACCATCACGGAAGGAATGGCAAGCCTGGGGGCTGCCGGCAGAAGAAGGCAAGACGGCCAAACAGCGGCGCGAGACGGTGAAGGGACTTGCCAAGGCCATTAGTGCCACGAGACAGGCCGAGGAATCCGCTCAGGCCGCCGCTGAGCCGCAGCAAATGCAGCCGATGCCCGTGGAGCCGGAACGGCCCGCAACGCAGCAGGCGGACGTTGAGCTTGCTGACGGCGGCGATGCTGCCATTTTGCCGCAGACCCGGCAAGTTGCCGCCATGTCCAGACCGGCAATTGAAGAGCCAGCCGCCGAGGCACGGGCAGCCGAGGGCGAACTAGCCGATGGCCGTCCAGTGCCACGCATGAAGATGGAAGCCGAGGGCACCGGCGAAGAGCTTGGCGGTCGTGAAGTAGTCAGGGAGGTGGAAAAGATTTGGGGCGCTCCGGTGCGATCTGGACGTGTGCGGCAGCGGGGCGCTCTCGGTATCTACAAAACACATCCGCAAGTTATGCGCATGGCAAGGGGCGGCGAAGCAAACGTTAGCACTGCCGCGCATGAAGCCGCCCATCACCTGGATCAAACAACGGATATCCTGAAAAGTGCGCCGGCGGATTTGAGAAAAGAAGTTGCCCAGCTCGATTACGACCAGGGGAAAAAACGCGACTTCGAAGGATTTGCTGAATTCTCGCGGGGCTACATGACCGAGAGCACCGATATTCAGCAGATGGCCCCTAAGTTTTTCGAGCATTTTGAGAGCTATCTAAAGGCTAATCCGGAAATAGCCCGGAAGGTCGAGGCTACAAAGGCGCTCGTCAAGCGGCTGAAAACCGCCGGTGCCGTCGGTCGCGTCAAGGGCCAGATTAGCAAGACCGGCAAAGACGAAAATGAGAGCGCGACGTGGAAAGAGTTTTCACGTAATGCCTGGAATTATTTGTACACCAAGATGAAAGACCAGGGCGATCCGGTCAAGCGGTTTGCAAAGGAAGCCGTTTCGCGTGGGCATAAAGGTATCACAGCATACGAGATGTATAATGCCATGCGGCAAACCGGCTCGCACTTCGCCGCTCGCGCTTTAGAAGATGGAGTCTTCGCTTTATCGGGCGATCAAAAAAAAATTGGCCCGTCGCTGAGGGAGGTCTTCGTTGAGATTAAAGACGACGCCGATTACCGCGACTTTGTAGCATGGGCGTATGCCCATCACGCAATAGAATCCTGGGACGCGGGGAAGAATCCCGGAATCTCCAGGGAAGACGCCGCAGAAACCGAGCGGCGGCTGCGAGACACCCGCTACGAGAAGGCGGCAGATACGCTTACGGAGTTTAATAATTCGCTGATTACGATGCTGGCCGACGCTGGCGTTATCAGCGGCGAAGACGCCGGGCGGATGCTTAAAGCATATGAGCATTACATACCATTGCAGCGTGCAAAAGACAGCATCTTTAAGGGCAAGGGCGGCAAAAAGATGGTGGATCTGGGACGTGCCGTCAAGGGGCGAAGGGGTAGCGGGCTTCAGATTGTCGATCCAGTTGAGGCTACGCTTAAGAGAGCAGTTAAGCTTTACGACAGAGCGTGTAAGCAGTTAGTGGTGAATAGTATCGTCAAAACATCCGATGATGTAGCCGGCATGGGCGAATGGGTCGAGCGGGTGCCGCCGGCGGTTGCGGCAACGTCTTTTAAGCTTGAGGAGATTCGCCGACAATTAAGCAAAAACATGCCAGCCGGGCTGGGAGTCGAGCTTGAACAAATGCTAGATGTGGTCGATCCAGAAACGGTTTTAACCGTGTTTCAGCCGGATCTCATGCAGACCGGCGGCCAGCCGATCTTTCGTGTTACCGTGGACGGCAAGCAGCAACTCGTGCAACTAAAACCGGAGCTAGCCGAGGCTATCGGCGGCATAGGTTCGCAAGTCGATTTGGATATCGCCACTCACATTGTCAAGCGATTCACCGGCGCCGTGAAGCTTGGAGCCACGCGACTTAACCCAAGTTTCATTCTCACAAACTCTGCCAGGGACTATCAGACATTCTTGATGCAGGGCGAAAAGGGGCTGAAGGGCGCCGTCGATCCTGTGGCTTATGCTATGTCATACGCAGCCTCGGAGTTAAAACGAGCGAACGGCGAGGATGGCGACCCGCTCGTGAGACTGTGGCAGCGTATGGGCGGAGAGCTTTCGACTTACGCGGGCCTGGACCGCAATCAACTGAAGAGTGGGGTTAAGCGGTTGCGGCGTGGCAAACAAGGGAAGGTCGAGACCGCTTTGAATATCGCTGGAACGTCTGAGGTCGCGTCACGGCTCGCTGAGTTCTCGGCAATACTTGAAAAACAAGGCTGGCTGGAGAAAGTAAAAGCCGGCCAGACACCGCCGATGGAAGTGCTTATTAAGGCTATCAACGCTTCGCATGACGTGACCGTTGATTTCCGCCGCACGGGGACATGGGGCCGCAAGCTGAACTATTGGATTCCGTTTATAAACGCACAGCTTGAGGGTCTTGACAAGACGGTTCGGACTTTTAAGGCAAAGCCGGCTGAGACCTTTTTGCGTGTCGCTATCATGCAACTGCCGATTGCCATGCTGTACTGGTGGTATCGGCACGATGACGACGACTACAAAGAGCGGCCCGAGTGGCAGGATGGGTACTGGGTGCTTGCGGACGATAAGGGGAATCCGTCTGTTCGCATCCCACGGCCGCACGAATACGGGCTAATCGGCAGCGGCGTGGAGCGAATGCTAGACGCTATGTACGAAAAAGATCCGCAGGCAATTACACGTTGGTTCAGGCAAGCCGGCAAGACGGCCATGCCGAACACTACGCCCGCCCTTGTTACTCCGCTAGCCGAATCGTTTTTTAATTTCGACACCTTTAGGGGCCGTCCAATAGTTTCACGTAGCATCGAAAAGCTGCAAGAGCCGGACCAGTATTATGAACACACATCGTCTATTGCCAAGTCGGCTGCCCGGCATCTACACGATTTGAGCGGCGGAAAAGTGAGCCTCAGTCCGGCAAAGATTGACCATCTGGCTAATGGGCTGTCTGGCGGTTTGTATCGCCGCGTTGACGAGCCTGCGGAAAAGATGCTTAGAGGAGGTAAGTGGAAGGCAAGCGACATTCCAGGACTCAAGGGCATTATGCTGAGACAGGATTATTCAAAATCCTCGGATGACTTCTATGCCGCCAAGGAAGAGCTTGACCGTGCACACGAGTCCGCGAAGCTGCGAAATAAGGACTACGAGGGCACTAAGGAATGGCGTAAGTATCAATATGCCGGCCAGCTAATGACGGAAATTCGTAACGCCGCACGGCAACTACCGGCGGACGAGCGAGAGCGCGTATCGTTGGCTATGACCGGCTTGGCCCGGGCGGCGCTCGGCAAGGAGCCGCTGAAGCGGTATTCTAGCCCCTTCTCTGGTAAAGCCGATCTACCGCAGGTCGTTCAGGCCGTTGTCGACAAGCATGTCTCCCAGAAGGCGGCAACCGCCGCTAGGGAGAAGAGTGGCAGTACCGTCGACGACACCGTTTTTTATTTGAAACAGATGAGCGTGAGCGGCGACGTGGCCCGAAAGGCCATGTATTCTAGACTCAGATCGCAGGGTATTAAAGTCGAAAGTGCAAAAAAACGCCAGCGGCAGCTTGCGCGGCGGCTGAAGTGACTTCCCAGGCGAGAATGGAAGTGTAGGTAACTTTCCATTTTCCCTCTGAGGAGTACACCGTGAAAATTCTTGCGATCATTCCCCTTTTACGTAAGCTTCCGCTTTCGGACCTGATGAATGTCCCAAAAGACATTTACAATAGTCAGGCTGTGCGCAGGTGGCTCCAGGCTGTGACCGACACGTTGCTTATCCTTACCGAGATGACTAACATCAAGACGGATAATGAGTTCGTTAAGACCGTCCAAAAGGTGTTCGGCGACGATCAGGCTTGGAGCGTTATTCACAACCTCGTGTGCGATTTCATCGACATTAAAAATGTCTTTACCGGCGACGAAACGCCGGATACAGTCTCTAGTGTATATGAAGCCGCTGAGATTATTGGGACGAATCCGTCTCTTATTATCGCCATTGTCCAGGCGATTATCTCGCTTCTGAGCTTCTTCAAGAAGTAAGGAGTGAAACTTGAATAATATTAAAACACTAATCGGGTTAGGGGCTTACTATGGCATTATTATCCTCTCGATAGTGTCTGCCATCATCGTTGGCTACTACTTCCTCGGTGGCGGTGCTACGACAGCCGTCATCGGCCCGCAAACCGTTGTTACGGGAGAACTGGTCGTACTTGCCGCCGAGGATCTCGAAGGCAAAGCGGCGGCGTCTTATGCTTGGACGGTCGTTCCCGATACCGTTCAGGTCCGTGAGATGGAAAACAAGAAGGTGCTCGTCGCTGTTTTCGACGAGCCTGGCGAATATGCAGTTATCCTTGCCACGGCATCCGGTGGGGGCGTCACTCAATCAGCGCATTATGTAGCGGTCGCTGATAAGGTGCCGACTCCGCAACCGGAGCCGCAGCCGGGCCCTAAGCCAGGGCCCGAACCAGAGCCTAAGCCCGAGCCGAAGCCGGATGCTAGCGAATGGTCGTCTTGGGTGTATGATCTCGCGGTAAAGACCGTCAACGATCCCAAGCGAGCGGAGCAGGCTGAGCTTATGGCCGGGCAGTTCCGCTCGGTGGCCGCCATGATTGCCGCCGGTGCGATTAAGTCACCGCGTGAGGCTCGGGCCGAAATCCGCTCAGTCAATAACCTTATCCTCGGCAGTGCCGTCGCAAGCTGGGTGGAATTCTCGCAATCACTGGCCGGCCACATGGCGGGCCTTACCGTCGACGGCGAGCTTACGACTCTCAAGCAGTATCAGGCCGTGTATTTGGGCATTGCCGATGGCCTAGACCGCGTGGCCGTTCACCAAAGGAAAGAAACCATCGCACCGGGGTGGCTCCTGCCGCTTGAATGGGGATCGGCCAGCGGCGGCGGATATTCCACCGGTAATTGTCCAACTGGAGGGTGCCCCAGATGAATGAGAATGTAAAATCCGGCTGGCTGGGACTTGACGAGGAAAAGCGAGCCTGGGGCGATGCCAGGAATAATGACGAGAATGACGTCCGGCTATACAGTGAATTCAGCGAGATAGCTGATGCACTGCCGGCACTCCAGGCGAGGTATAAAGGCCGTCCATACACTTGGGAGTTGGAAAAGCGGCTGTTCGAACAAGGAAGGCTCCCTTTTGCTGCAATCCCACATCACTTTCAGCTTACCGGCGATTGTGTAGCCGCTGGCTTAGCCGGCGCTATCAAGAAGCTGCAAGTGCTGGAAATCGCCCTGGGCGGCGAAGAGGAAGAGTATCACGAGCCTTTCGT